AAACAAATTGAGAGAACTTTAGAAGTTAATAAACTAGAAAACAAAAGTTATTACTTAGCGAATAAAGTAGGGACTAAAGAGGACTTTTTAAAACTTCCAGAAAGTGAGCAAAGTTTAGACCCCGAAGCTTTTAGAAAAAAATATGTTCCTGTAGCAAATACTGGTAAAAACACCAAACCAGTAGAGACTACACCTGTACAAAGTGTAAATTTAGACCCAAATGATCAGAAAAATAGACTATTAAACAAAATTTATTTCTTATTAGAAAAGTGCGGAACAAAAAAAGACTTTGAAGCACTGCCAGATAAAATACAAAAATTGCCGAAAGATTTATTTAAAGAGCATACAAAAGATATATGCCAAGGAAAAAAATAATAGACGACAATCAAATAAAAATAATTGTAGATGAATATTTATCTAATAATTCTACAAATTACTTAGCTTTATCTGAAAAATATAATATACCTTATTCAACAATAAGACGATACATTCTAAAATTCATCGAAAACAACAACATAAACAACACAAAAGAAGTAGAATATTTTCCAATAGAAGGGTTTGAATGTATGCAGCCTGGATTTACTTTTTCTTGGCTACCTGGTGGAAACATTTTTGAATTTATCAAAAAAGAAAAGGTATATGGAGAATTATGTTGGGTAACTAGAAGAACAGAAAAAAAAAGCACAAAACATTTTTTACCAGAGGACTTAGACGCTTGTTAATATTATGGCTAGGAATCAAGTACAACAATTAAAAGGTAAACCGTATTTGGCAGAAAAGATACAAGATTTTTTAGCATTACCAGAGACTAAGAAATCTCATAATAAACTAGTAAGTAATAATATTGCAGAAGACATTATTCTTTCTTATATAAACAACGAAAGTATTTCTAGCTTATCCGAGAGACACAAAGTATCTACTAACTTAATTTATAGGTTATTAATTGATTTTTATTTATATACATCAGACGACACTAAGCTTGATGAAATAATTAGTAGTGAGAACAGTTCGCACATGAATGTTCTCAAGTCTTTTTTTAACTCTGTTTCCTCATTATCTCAAGAAATTACATTTAATAATATTTTTTCCAAAAAACTTAGAAAAGAAATTTCTGAAAAATTAACAACAGACGGTTTAGAAGAAACTTTAGAAAACACAAGATTAATGACTGCTTGGAGAGACAGTATAAGTAGAACAGAAAAACTTATTAAGCTTTCTACGGATCAGACTTCTGTTTACCTAAATTTATTAGAAAAAATTTTAGATAGACAAAGAGAAGTAGCTTTCGTAAAAGCCGTATATGCTGTTCTACAGGAATTGGAACCTAGTGTTGCAGTAAAAGTGCAAGAAGCGTTATATAAAGACGAATATGCCAGAGCAATAATTGAGGCAACAACTACTGACGAGTTAATTGGGCTAATTGCATTAACATACAACAGTAGAAAACAGATACAAAACGTTTTAACTCCATCTGAAGAAATGCTAGAACTAGACTCGGAAAAAGATAATGTCTAAAAAGCCTACAAAAAAAGAATTTTCCTTAGTAGATGACATAAAAAATCTGCTAAATGAGAAGGTTTACATTGATAAAAGCAGCCAAAGCAACAACCCAGAAGATTCTTTATATGAGGTAACTCCTGTAAATATAGAAGAATTTGTAACTAGTAAAGAATATTTGGGGCAAAATTTATATGGTCTTTCAGAGCCTCAAAAAAAAGTTTTAGAATTAGCAGATGATTTTAATAACAATATAAATTATTTGGTTTTATGGGTAGGTAAAGGTGGTGGTAAAGACTTCATCACCAGGATAATCTTCTTGAGATTAGTTTATAAGCTATTGTGTATGAGAAATCCTCATGCATACTTTGGTCTACCAAGCTCTGAATTAATTACATTTATTAATGTGGCTGCTTCTTCAGATCAAGCTCAGAATGTATTTTTTGAACCTTTAAAAAACTATATAAGAAATGCTGGATATAAAACTTTTGAATACTTTGGTTTTAATCCAGATAAAGATATAAAAGAACGAATGATTACTTTCCCTAAAAATATCCTGCTACTTTCTGGGCACAGTGAAGCCGATACATTGGAGGGGAAAAATATCCTAGTAGCAGTAGCAGACGAAATAGACGCGAAAAGCTTTAGAAATCCACAAAAAATGTGGACTATGCTTCGATCCTCTTCTCGTTCTAGATTCAATGGAAAAGAAAAAATAGCTGCTATTTCCTATATGCGATATTCAGAATCCAATGGAATGATAAAGGCTTTATATTCTGAACACTTACATAGAGCAGATTCTTTTGTTGCAAAATATCCTACTTGGGAATTCAATCCAAATCCAAAGATAACTAAAGAAACCTTTGCCTCAGAATATGAAGCAAACCCAGAAGAAGCTAAAACAATTTACGAATGTGACCCGCCAGAACAATCTATAGATGCCTTTATAAAGGATGTGCAAAGATTAAAAAATTCTATGAAATCACCAGAAGGAAGGTGGCCTTTAAAATTTCCTTTACCACCAGAAGATTTTTATAGTAAACCTCTAACAGAAGCAACTAGAGTAGTTGAGGGAGAATTTATCGCTATAGACCCTTACAATTTAGACTTCCATGAATGGTTTAAAGGTAAAGAAGGAGTAGAATATATATTTGTCGGAGACCCAGGTCTAGGAAAAGTAGAAACTGGGGGCGATAGTTTTGGTATTACTTTAGGACATAGAGAATACATTTACGATAGATACGGTAACATCATCACACGTCCTGTAGTAGACTTTATGTTTAGGTTTACAGGACATATGTTTAAAGAAAAAGAAATTCAATTTTCTGCAATTCAGAGATTAATTGAAAAACTAAAAGATTATCTAGGATTCAACATAAAGTATTTTTACTTTGACCAATGGAACTCTGGGTCACTTGGGCAATGGATTAGAAGTAAGTATGGATCAAATGTAAATGTAACATACAGTAAATACGTAACTTATGAGCAATATAAATTACTAAAAGAAAGAATTTATGGGGAAGCACCACCATCTTCAGGAGAAGGGTCAAAACTAGACAACGGTGGGATAGACTGGTTCTATCATCCTATTGTTTTCTGGGAAATTTCAAATCTAGTAGAAGATAAAGAAAAAGGGAAAGTAGACCACAAAGAAGATACTTCTAAGGATATTGCAGATACAGTAGCAACATTTGTATGGTTAGCTACAAGGCTCCCAAAAGGTAATATTATCCATATATCAGGAGTCCCTAAAGGACTACTAAATGACATACAAGAAACGAGTTTACTAGAAGAAATTCCAGCACTAAAAGAAATGGAAAAATATATAAAGAATAAAAAGGAAGAACTTTTGCGTAAAATGTACGGACAACACTCTAACGAATAACCTCTATATCTAGTTTATTAGACGCAACTGCTTGTGAATAAAATCCAACTTCAAATAAATCAAAATTAGAAACTGAATTTTTATATTCTATTTGTAAATATATTTTCGCAGAAGTAGGAAAAATATCATCTGTTAATATTTGTAAATCAGTCAATTGGCTTATATCTATTTCTGGACAAAACTTTTCTGTGTATACCCCATTACTTTCTACTAATTCTATAATTTTGGTAGGAGACTCAGACTTAACATAGTACACTGGGTTTGGAAAATTCTGCAAACATACAGAAGTTTGTGCCTGAAAAAAAGACAATTTTACATAATCATCAACTTTAAGTAAAAAACTTTGAACATTGTGTATGTTTTTTATTTTAAACCAGTACCCAACATAACTATAAGCATAGCTTGTAGTGCTATTAGCTAAAATTTCTTGTGCTTTCTTTAAGAAGACAATTTTGGTATTATTTAAGTTTTCTACAATATCTTGAGGTTGAAAAGTATACGAATAAAAGATGCTTGAGACATCTGTTCCAAAGGACTGTAAAAAATTGTGGTCACGAGGATCAGAATATTGAGTAGTTACATCTAAAACAAATTCTATTCCTGAGTAGAAGTTAGGCATAAATTAACTTCATTCAAAATTTCTTCTAAAACTGACAGAAATATATCTAAGTATATATTAGTTTTGTGATAAGCGCATATTATATTTATTTTTGGCTTTTCTTGTAAAGCTTTTAAAATTTTTGGCTTCGTTTGTTCTAATAAGACTCTTGTATAATCCTTGTATTTTTTTACAAGTACTTCTTTTTCATGATTAGGAAAAATATCTGTTAAGTAAAAAGCCTTGACAAT